CTTTAATTCAATACCCAAGATAGGGCAATGAGTAGGTATGTGTATATCTTCATGAGTAATGTTAAACTCTATACCTTTATTCCTTGCCCTTCTTCTTGCACAGGTAGCTAGGTAACGCTCAGGCTGAGCTAATACATAAACGATTGCTCGTTTGTTATTATACTCTCTATGCTTCGCTGCCCAAGCACGACTACTAGCTTGGCGGCTCAAGAGTCTAACCCTCCATAAAATGCTTTATCCATTTCTTGTATGTCAAATTCTTCTTGACCTGTCTTAATGATACCCTCTCTTATCAATGCCTTGATAGCAAAGGTAAGAAGGAACTCTGTTTCCTTACTGTCAACCTTAAAGTCAAAGTCAACACTACCATCATCATTCTCTACTAAGTTCTTTATATGCATGTATCCAATCCTTTCTAAAGTCTAACCATTTAAACCCTTCCTTGTCTGCCCATGCTCCGTAAGTTGTCTTACTTCGCTTGGTTATCCTATTGTCTGGGTTCATAAATAAGAAGATGATTGTAATGTGTGGATTATTTTCTTTGAACCATACCATCTTCTGCCTTGTTGCTAAGTCTAACTTACCCTTTGCTTCTATGTATACATTCCTTGCCATCCTAAAGTCAGGGTTGTACTTCCTTTCCTTCTCTGGCTGTATGTATTTAATAACATCAGGCTCATACTTAACTGACGGAAAGTTCTTCTTCAGTAGCTTCCATGCTTTCTCCTCCAGTTTGCTTTTGAAATTGTTCAAACCTATCTCTCCAATTATCTTCTAGTGTTCTCTTCATCCAAAGACATGATGCATTCTTAATGAAAGACTCGTCGTCATTATATAAATCCTGTACCAACATAAACATTTCTTCAGGTGAATCTATATACTGCAATAACTTCTTAGCTTTCTTATCACCAAACCCTTTGATACCCACTACATTGTCAGATGTATCACCCTTAATGCACTGTTCAAAGAAGAGGCGGAGACCATCCATCTCACTTACTGTCCTAAAGATATCAGGTCTCTTCCAATTCTTACCACTAATCTCCCACGAGAAGTGCTGACCAGGTACTTGCAATAGGTCTTTATCCAGAGATACTATTATCGTGTCGTCTGTTTGATTGATTGCTAGTTCATCATCAGCTTCCAACCCCTCTCTTGCTAACTCGGCATTCATGTGTTCTAACGCATAGTCTTGTAGTGCTTTCAAGTGAACAGGTTTAGGTGCAGTCCTGTTAGCTTTGTAACTTGGTAATATGTCTTTACGAAAGTTAGTCTTTGAAGAGATAAAGGCACGATACTCTGTTGCCTTTGTCTTCTCCATCAAGCTATCTAGTAACTGCTCTGCCCTGTACTTGGCTATGTTAAAGCTATCGTTCTCTGCTGATGCAGCCGAACGAAACACTACTAAGTCATGGTCAATTAGTGCTAACATCTAGAACGGTATGTCCGAAGACAAGTCCTCAATAGAGCTAGGCTCTTCAATTGCTTGAGGTTTGTTTTCAATACCTAACACATGCCCTTCATACACCCTGGCTAGTGTCAGTACCTCATCAGATGTTACAGGCTTACCCCTTGTTGTCAGTGTAGCTACTGCATTAGTCAACGACGATTGCCTAATGATATACACTTGGGTCTGTGCCCTCTCTTCTTGCGTAGGATAGTTACTACCAGTTACTCTGGTGTTACTACCTCCACCTCCAGCGTTACTCGCTGGTGCATTGCTAACAGGAGCTGACTCTCCTTCTGCTAGAATCTTAGTCCATTGCCAGTAACCATTAGCGTCTTTCTCTGTTGCAATGTTTACTGAATCCCCTTTGGTCCATGACTGTGCAGCCTTGAACACATCAGGATTACTGAATGACATTAACTTCTTGGACTGTGCTTGTCCTTGTTCATTCTTGTATGTTACTTCTAAAGATTGGTATTGTCTACCGTTCTTTGCCGAGTGTGTGTTAACACTCCCTACATCAATTACATTTATTAACATATAATCTCCTTGATTAATTTATACTACACTAATAGTATAACATATGTAAAATGAAAAGTCAACTACTTCATTTCACCCCAATGGTTACCTACTTGTATGTCTACTCTTGTCGGTAAGTTAAACTTACTACCGAACAATCTATAGAAGTTAGCAGGTATATCATGGAACGCTTGTTCCACTATACTGACTATCTCATCACTGTCATTCTTCGTGTCATCAAAGTCAATCATAACAGAGTCATGTACTGTGTTGATTAAGTCAACATTCTGTTTGCCTCGTAGTCTGTTAGCTATGCTTACTCTAGCTATTGACATGAGGTCTGCACCCAGTCCTTGTACTGGATAGTTAAGTATTCTAGTTCGTGGTAGCTTAGGCTTACCCATTGAATTAACTTCCATTCTATAATCATATCGTCTACCTGTTGGCATCTCTAGATAGAATTGTTTCTTTACTGTATCTACTATATCTGTGTGCCATTTAGCTAAACCTTTATACTTATCATAGAACTTATCAATGATGTCTTGCCAATACTTCTCACCACCTATGTCCTTGAAGTTGTGGTCCATAGCATACGAGTATGCACTACCACCATAGATTAGACGGAAGACGAATGTCTTTGCTACTAACCTAGATGGTAGACCAAACCTTTCTTGGTTGTCTGTATGCTGGTCAACCTCATCCCATATCTCTTTCTTTGCTGTTTCGTCTTGAGATAGGTACGTTGCACATACCCACTCTAATGCTTTAGCGTCTGCGTTAAGTAACATATTATAGTCCTGATGTTTCCACTAGTCTGTGGTTATATTGTATGATGACACTCTTTCTTAATTCCTTACGAGCCTCATCAGATAACAGTGATAGCACTGCGTTAGGTCCAAGAGATAGTATCATATCACTGAACTCATGTGCTGTGTGATGTTGATGCGACTCTTCCATATGTTGTTGCTCATTTATATCATGTTCTTGTTTATCTACACTCATATTAATCTCCGTATCTAGTTGTAAAGAGAGACTTAATCTCTCCATCAAAGTTCTGTAAGTTAGGCTTACTGCTACTTAACCTACCCGTTATTGCTACGCACTGATTGAGTTGTCCATGTATTAGATTGTTAGTCCAACCCATCGTGTCTACTAATGCTGGTAATCGTATGTAGTATGTACCTCTACGTTTCTCTAGTGTTGC